CTTTCCAAACGATGAACATTGATGCTAAATTCTTTGGTGCAATATTATTCTTGGTTGCTCAAACAAGCGGGGCTATCTGGTGGGCTTCGTCATTATCTGCTGAAGTGGAAAGACTGTCTGGAATACAGGGTAACGCTATTCCAGCGTTGGAGGCTGAAGCGCAAAAATGTGGAATTGCTATACATAACAATGAAGCAGCAATTAAAGAACTTCAAGAACATGACCAAGCTATCAGTGGATTAGATGTTCTGGAATTTAAGATAGATGAAATTAGGAAAGAAATCTCAGCACTAAGAAAGGTTGACCAAGACATTATGACCCAGCATGAAAAAATATTTGACTGGATGGCAAGCAGTAGTCCAATGCAGCAGAAGGGAAACTACCCTTCTTATGACTGATGATAATAACAGAAGCAGCACAGAGTAAGGTAGATCAAGTCCTTAAAGGAGAGGGGTTTCTTGAGGTATGTTTGGAGGGTGGGGGATGTTCAGGCTACCAGATAAAACTTAAAGGAACATCAGAGATTCCTTCGGATGCAAAGATGCTATCCGATACAATCTTCTCTGATCCTATCTCTCTGGACTTATTGGGAGATGCCGAGATGGACTGGGATGATGACCCGTTCAAACCATCATTCAAATTCACTCCGCCAACGGGTTCACATTCGTGTGGGTGCGGATCAAGTTTTCAACTAGACTGATGGAGACAACTAATGGAAGGATTGAAAAAGTTATGGGAAGAAGTAAGATCAAAGCCGTGGATATGGGGCGTAATAGTTCTAATTATCATAATCGGCGGTTTCTTTGGGGACTGATACTAGTCTCTACACTGAGTATCGCAGGATGCAGCTTGGGGAAGATAAAGTCGGGCCTGATAACAGGGGCAGCGACCAGCGCAGTTGTTGGTGCGACGAGTGTCTTGCCGGGGGGTGTGATTGTACCGACGGTAGCCGCCGGTCTAACGGCTGCGACTGCCTCTGCTTTAACTGCGGAAAGCCCCGTTAAAGGTGAACCAATTGCAGTTACAGCAGATACGGTTGTACAGGAAGCCCCTGATAATTTCTTCTCCCTTATCCAAAAACTTATCGAGATGGGTGGATGGTTACTGGGCTTAGTGCTGTTAGTTCCAATGGTCCTAGGATGGATAATCCCCGGCCCACTAACAACACACAAGAAAAAGAAATAGTTTTGGTAATCTGGCGGGATGTTATTGCTACATCTGGCTGGGAAAAAGAAACTGATGTAGAGTGTCCTAAACTCACATCAGTGGGATGGTTAATATCTGACGACGAACAAACCGTGAAAATAGCAACCACACTTGATTACGACGGTTTTGCGGAAGAGAATGAACCACTCCCTGTTCCTTACGGTATAACAGCCTTCCCCAAGGGGTGTGTAGTGGAGATAAGGTCATTGTAACAACTCCTCTACAGGATGAAGTTCTTCCCTTGATAAGAAGTAACAATCACCACCGCCTATATTTCGTATATTTTCATCTACCATAAATTCAGAAGTTAAAACATACCCCACTATATCTACGGCTGGTACGTTAATCGTACACAGTATGTAAATATCGGTGGGGTGTTTTTTTTGCCGCAGAGGAGCAAGCAGGTTGCCGTTCTGCCTTTCGGTTGACTTAACATCTACATAACCCTGCGGTATTTCAAGATCATAATCTATCTTGGTGTCCCCAAGGTTAGGTTCAACGCCTAAGTATTCAGCTACGGCCAATTCTCCAGCCAGACCAACATAATCGTCATGGCCGGGGTTATCGAATTTTAGCCTCTCTCCTTTTTGCCCGTTTTGTCGGCAGACATTCCACCTGTGTTTGGAAAGATCGTCACATACAGCCAGTTGGTCTTTAGATAGTTTTACAATCATGCTCGGTCTGACTTTATGAGGGATTTTATGTTGTTAAGACCATTATACAAAGACAACGCATGAATGAAAATATCAAAATACTCATCGTGCAGTGACGATCTTATTGATTGATATTCCCCCACATCCTTGTCCAGCCTAAGAATGTAGGTTGCTTCTATGTTCCTGTCATACATGGTATCCGCTGTTTTAGCATATGCAGCACACTGGAGATACATCTCATCGTATATACTGTTTGAGGTTTTCCAGTCCACCAAACAAAACTCTCCGTTTACTTCAGCTACAGCATCTACCGTCCCGGCAAACTTATGTTCCCGGTTATATATTTTTTCCTCTGCGGATATGAACTTTACTTCATTCTCCGCAAACCAAGAGTGAAAGGCTTTAACGGAATTGGCGGCCCTTTCTCCGCTGGGTTTGGGTAATTTACCTTTAGAGTTGCCCAGCTTGTTACGTACGAACTTCTCTATGTATGTGTGTACCTCTGTGCCTATGTCCCTACTTTCCTGCGCTATTCTGGAGTGTGCCGTTTTAATTCCATTGGCCACTTCATTTGTACGCATATGATCCACTGAATAGTAAACCCCAACCTCTGTGCAGTTTTCAGTAAACCAGTTAGCACCGGCCCCAGCCGCCCAGTATATTAAACCGGGCTTCGCCATTGTCGCGCCGAGTATGGTGGTTACTGCGGGAACGTATTCACCGTTGACTAGATACTTGTGTCCTTTCTCTTGAAAGTCAAGTTCTACCGTCTCACCATCTGAATAATTAATTTCGTGCATATTTTTCCTTTAGGTTTCGTTCATTGGCGTAGTCCTTATATTCGGATAAGGTCATACCTGAATGCCGTTTAAACACCTCTTCCCAAGTCTGCTTCCCGCTAGGCGCATACTGGTCCTTAATTGGCCAGCAGTGCCTAGCAAGGAAGTAGATTTTTTCTTCATAGAACTTTAGCCACTCAGAATGGGATGTCATCTGCAACAGCTTGTGGTGCTTTTGCTGATGTATCTGGCTTGTAATCATCCATATCGGTGAACCTGACCTTCAGGTAGTCTAGTCCGTTCTTGGACGTATTTTTCCACCCCGCTATCCTGACAGAAGTTCCGTTGACTAATGCCCTGCCTGTGTAGTCAGGGTGCTTGTCTCCGGTCTTCTTGTCGTTTACAAACAACGCGCCTTCATTGTCCTTCTGGTCCATATTTTCTCTCCTGTGTTGTTCCAGTTGCTGTTCAGCGTGCCATGCCTGTGCTATCTCAGACTCTTCAATGTCTTCGGCTGTTAGAATGAACCCCGCTGATTGGCCTGTTGTGTTCGCCATACTTCGATTAAAACCTCATTTGAACGTGTTTCAAACCGTAGCCTTTCATCTTCGTTTACAGCGTCTCTCAGGGCTTGCAGTAGGGTAATGTAGTCATCGTGCCGGTAGGCCCAATGTTCCCTTTCTCCTACGCTTTTACCCGGTGCTTCCGCGAAAAGGATAGACCGCTTGCTTTTCAGAAAATGTTCAAGATAAACCCTTTCTGATTTTGCCTTTGCAATGCGCGGTGCTGAATCACGCATATGCTCAATTGCCTGTTCTACATCTGCATCACTAATCATACTTGTATTATACCGTCCTGAGTTGCCTTGTCAAGCGTTTGGAGAATGAACAGGTGCTGCCAGTCCAGTACATCTCTATCTCCTTCGTGTAGCCTTCTATGGCAGTCATAGCAAAGAGGCATGGTAAATATATCAGAAGCCTTAATACCGGCCCCACCTGAAAGTGGTGAAAACCTGCCTTTTAAATGGTGAGGTACTATAGTCTCGTCTTCTATATTACAGTTGGCGCATGGTAGCTGCCTGACATAGTTCAAGTATGCTTTATTTTCCCATCTGGTGTGCCTACGGTTGTATAGCTTATGGCGGCTATCCGGCCCCTTAGCCTCTTCTGACCATTCAAATTTCACAAGCACCACCAGTACAGGCCGCTTCCTGACTTGCTGTAGTCATGTCCTTTTCCTCTACTATGGTAGACCAGTCTATGTTTTTAGGCATTAGAGAAAACATCTCATCATATTCAGGCTTTGTCATATCCTGATAGGGTGCTTGTTCGTAAATGTGTCCTTCATCAGCAGAGGGTAGGAATGAAATACCATTGACTATATCCCAGTTTTCCCACACCCAGTAACCAACCTCTGGCCATTCATGCTCCTTCACATAACAGGTCATGGATGGTTTATGTTCGCACCAGTTTATGGCAAAGTGTTTCCAAAGGTTTAGCTGGCTAATAGCAGAAACATCCTGCCTAGATATGGAACCCTTCGCCGCTTTTCGCGGGAAGGAAAAAACCCACGCTTCAGAGTTGAAAGCATCTTCCTCATACGGTACACCGGCATTTATCAACGCTTCAGATATTGGATCTTTCTTGTCATTCCTGACGGTCCTTGTGTAGTAAGGGCCATAAGAGGGATGCAAGCCGCTTGATGAATTGCAAAGCTGACTGACCGTACCACTGGGCTTGACGCAGGTAACAGCAGTGGATGGGTTAATACCCAGCTTCTTGGCCCACTTCTGGTTTGTGTGTACGGCTATTTTCTTTAGCATCCGTAGTTCTTCTTCGTTACTATTGATTAAGAACGGGCAGTCGTACACCCCCGTGATGGACACACCTAACAGCCTTTCTTCTTCGCAGTTGTTTGTCCATACCTTCCTGAGAAAACCAAAGTCTGTCAGGCACGACTGTAAAGTACCTAAGATGGCCGCTATTACAACCTTATTTTTCAGCGTAACAAAATCATCTTCTGGTCTGGCTACAACTTCCGTTAAATTACAGAACTGTCCTGACCTTAAAATTATTTCCGAACATGGGTTGCAACCGAAATCGTAGGTAGAATCTCGCCTTTCGGGGAGCATATTTCTACATGATTGACGGTTGAATATCCCACGTTCTCCTGACCTACTTTCGTAAATTGCCAGCCATTCACGCATGAAAGCACCCACATCGGGCTTCTCTGTATAGCAGATCGAATTGTTTGATAAACTTCTTTGGGGATTTTCGGTGAACCAGTTTCCCATTTTTGCATGACGCATCCTCTGATCTGAATGGTTAGACAGATTGATAAGTGCGGTTCTTCTTACACCACCTACCACAACGCACTCTCCTATGTAACACATAGCATCATGTACTTCCAGACTGTTTAGTTTACGACCTGCCGCGCCTTTGAATATGGTAATCAGGTTGGCCAGCATCTTTTGAAATGGCCCCGGTCCACTCGCCCTACCGCCAAATGTTTTCAGCGGGGAACCAGC